AGATATCGAGAACCTACAAATTATTAAAAAAAGAAGAGAAGTACTAATTCAAGAAGCTGGTGCAATCGAAATGTTAAGGTTAAATGTTAAGAAGAGAGAAAGTAAAGCTCTAGAGTTTGATCTGGAAACTGAAAAAATGGAGATTGCTTTAGCAAAACAACTTGAAGAAAAGTACGGGAAAGGTCATATAGATACGGATAAAAAAGTTTTTATACCTATTGAACCTGTTTCGACTGAATAGTATCTATTTATTATCGTAACCTAAACAAAGGGAGATCCGGTTTTAGGTAATATAATGATATTTATAAGAGTACTCAATAATATAATTTTCAAAACATGGCAGAAACATTAATTTCCCCAGGCGTACTAGCGAGAGAAAACGACTTATCTTTCATAGCACCAGCCGCATTAGAGGCAGGGGCAGCAATTATTGGACCAGCTGTTAAAGGACCTGTAGAAGAACCAACAGTAGTTACTTCTTATGGACAGTACCAAAACATTTTCGGTACTACATTTACTTCTGGATCTACAAAGCAGGAATTCCTTACTTCTATTGCTGTTAAATCTTATTTCAATCAAGGTGGTAATTCAATGCTTGTTACTAGAGTAGTAACTGGATCATTCGGAGTTGGACAAAATACTGACCTTGCAGCAGCAGATAGCGGTGATGTACCATTTGCAATCAAAACATTAGGAAAAGGAGCAATCTACAATAACGTAACTGGATCATCTTACAATGAAGTAGGATATGATGAAAATTCTGATGGTTCGTTAAAGTCTGGATCTGCTGATAACCTAAGATGGGAGATTGTAAACGTTGATAATGCAACAGGTACATTCGGATTGTTGGTTAGAAGAGGGGACGATAATTCAAAAAACAAAATTATTTTAGAAACTTGGAACGACTTATCGTTAGATCCAAATTCTGAAAACTACATCGAAGCAGTAATTGGTAACCAATATAAAACAAAAGCTTCTGATGGTTCACAATATTATATCAGTACTACTGGAGAGTATGTAAACAGATCCAAGTATATTAGAGTAGATTCTGTTAGACAAACCCTTAACTATGTAGGAAACGACGGATTAAGCGTTGGAACTGACGGATCTGGAAATTCATTCTCAGGTTCACTTCCATCAGCTCAATCAGGATCATTCTACGGTGCTACTGGAGACAATGTAAATGGAACAGTCACTAGAAACAGGTACTTTGGAGATATTGACAATTTAGGTACACAAGGTCTAACAGGTGGTTGTTACGAAAATGCAATTTCAATCCTTAACAATCAAGACGAGTACGTTTATAACATAATTTCTGCACCAGGATTGATTTATGAGTTCGGAGATCACAAAACACAACTTGATTCAATCATTTCTTTAGCTGAGTCTAGAGGAGATTGTATCGCAGTAGTTGATTTACAAAATTATGGAGCAACAGTATCTAACGTAACTGGTACTGCTGCAACAGTTAATAGTTCTTATACAGCGACTTACTGGCCATGGCTACAAACTTTATCTGCTACAGGTAAAACAGTTTGGATTCCTGCATCAGTAATTATCCCTGGAGTTTATGCTTTCACTGACGGAGCTGCAGCACCATGGTTTGCACCTGCTGGTCTTACTAGAGGTGGATTAGGTGATGTTATCCAAGCAGAGAGAAAACTTACAAGAACTCAAAGAGATACATTATATAATGCTAATGTTAACCCAATTGCAACATTCCCAGGAAGCGGAATCTCAGTATTTGGTCAGAAAACATTACAGAAGAAAAAATCCGCTCTTGATAGAGTTAACGTAAGAAGATTGTTAATTGAGCTTAAGAAATTCTTAGGCGATACTGCTAAGACTTTAGTATTCGAACAAAATACTATCGCTACTAGAAATAGTTTCTTAGCTACAGTTAACCCGTACTTAGAATCAGTAGTTCAAAGACAAGGTCTTTATGCGTATAGAGTAGTAATGGATGATACTAACAATACTCCTGATACAATTGACAGAAATCAATTAATCGGTCAAGTATTTATTCAGCCAGCTAAAACAGTAGAATTTGTAGTTCTTGACTTTACTATCGAGCCTACTGGTGCAACTTTTGGAGCGTAATTTAATTTACAGATATTTATAATAAAGAATAAAAATGGCAGTACTAGATCCTAACGAAATAATGTTTAGAGCCTTTGAACCAAAGGTACAGAATAGATTTATCATGTATATTGATGCTATTCCGTCCTTCATGATCAAAAACGTAACGGCTCCTTCTTTCACTGATGAAGAAGTTAAACTCGATCATATGAACACTTACCGAAAGATTAGAGGTAAGAGAAACTGGGAGAATATGGATATGACTCTATATGATCCGATTACACCTTCTGGTGCTCAAGCAGTAATGGACTGGGCAAGACTATCTTACGAGTCTGTAACTGGAAGAGCTGGATATTCAGATTTTTACAAGAAAGATTTGACACTTAACGTATTAGGTCCTGTAGGGGATGTAGTAAGTGAGTGGGTGATCAAAGGAGCTTTCATAGTAAATATGGCTCAAGGATCATTTGACTGGTCTACATCTGATGTAGCTGAGTTGACTATTACTGTTGCCATGGATTATTGTGTATTGAATTACTAATACACACCACATATAATAAATTAACCCGGATTTTTCCGGGTTTTTTTTTGGTTCCAAAATAAATTTTTCTTATATTTATATATAAACTAGTTTTAATTTAAAAAGTATATGGAAAACAAAAACAAATTTCCTAGCGAAATTGTAGAACTACCCTCTAAAGGCTTATTGTATTCTGAAGATTCACCTTTATCATCCGGAAAGATAGAGATGAAATATATGACTGCAAAAGAAGAGGATATTCTAACAAATCAGAATTACATCGAAAGAGGTGTAGTTATTGATAAACTACTACAAGCCCTAATTGTAGACAAAGAGGTTAAATATAACGACCTTCTTATTGGAGATAAAAATGCTCTCCTTGTGGCTGCAAGAGTTTTGGGTTATGGTAAAGATTATGAGTTCAATTACGGAGATACTAAAGAAGTAATTGATCTTTCCTTGTTAAAAGAGAAGGAAATCGACGATACCTTATTAAAAAAAGGTAAAAACGAATTTAAATTTACAACTCCTGCAACAGGAGTAGAATTAACTTTCAAGCTTTTAACTCACGGTGACGAAGCAAATATTCAAAGAGAAATAACTGGGCTTAAAAAAGTGAATAGAGATGCTTCTCCTGATTTATCTACTAGATTAAAGTATATGATTACTGCAGTTGACGGAAACGGTGATACTAAGACTATCAGAGAGTTCGTCGATAATCAGTTCTTAGCTAGAGATTCTAGAGAATTCAGAAAATACGTGGAAAAAATTTCTCCAGACGTAGATCTTAGATTCTATCCTGAGAACGGCCCAGAGGAGGGGGTGACGATACCTATAGGTGTTACCTTTCTTTGGCCTGACGCAGCAATATAGAGTAAACTTATTTACTCAGATACACGAAATCGTATTTCATGGGAAGGGTGGATACGATTATGATACAATATATAATATGCCAATATGGCTTCGTAATTTTACATTTAAAAAAATGAATGAATATTACGAAGAAGAGGCAAAGCAGTCAAAAAAATCAATGCCTGCTAAGTCAATGCCAAAAGGTCCGGCAATTAGACAACCTTCTTATAGTACAAAGGCTCGCAAATAGCGGGCCTTAACTATTTATACATATATAATACCATCCCGTGGATAGAGAATTACAGAAACTAATAGACCAACTTAAGCAAGCCGGAGTAGATACATCTGCTTTCGAGGCTCAATTTAGGAATGCAAATAGGACTGTAGGGGAAAGTCAAAAACTCCTAGAGACTATGAACACAACCCTAAACGGAGTAATCGCTGGTGCAAGAGGCCTTAATACTCAATTTTCAGATCTTAGGGAAAATTTAGTTGCAAACTTATCAGAATTAGCTAAGACTAACAATGCAGTTAATCAGGGGGTTAAATCATACAGAGGTTTGACTAGTATAGTTCAACAACTAGCATCTGAAGAAGAAGGAATTGTTAGATACACTAAAGATCAGTTAAAAAACTACCATTCAAAAGCTCAAATAAATTTACAGGAACTTAAACTTTCTGCTCAAAGATTAGCAAGAGAGCAAGGTATTCTAACCTTATCTGGAGAAGCATTAGCATTAAAAGCACAAGAACTTCATGCTGGTGGACAAATAAATGACAAAGAGTTAGCTATTCTTCAAGCAAAAGCAGATGGGTTCCGCATGGAAGAAAGAGCAGTCACTTTGACTGAAGCAAGATTACAGAAAGAAGCACAAGTCCAAAAATCAATAGGACTAACAGGAGCTGCATTAAGCGGAGTTAATACTATATTAGGAAAATTAGGACTAAGCGGATTATCTAATGATATCGATGACATTACATCGAAGATTAAAGATAATATGCGTAAGGAGATTGAAGCTACTAAGAAGGTTAGTGCTACTGGAGCTGATGCGGATAGGTACATGGAGTTAGAGAATATTAACTCTTCTCTAGATGACCAGATTAAAAGTTTAGAGGAAATGGGATCTCTAAATGAGCAAGAAGAAGCTCAATTAATGAGATTAAAAGAAGCAAGAGCAGCTAACGTAGATGAGCAAGAAAATCTTGTTGCAGCAGGAGGAGCTACTGTACAGGTAACTTACCAAGAACTAACCTTAAGAAGTAAGATAGCACACCTTACTAAAGGAGCAGGACAAGCTTTAACAAAAGCTTTTGATAAAATTGGAGACCCTGGAGTAATTTTTGCTTTTGTAGGAAAAGCATTATTAGAAGGTTCATCTAGAGCAGCAAAGCTTCAAAAAGAACTAACAATATCTAAAGGAGCAGCAGAAGGACTCAAGAATGAATTAGCACTAGCAGCTACAGCTTCAGGATCTAATTTTATAACATCAGAGAAACTTACCAAGAGTTACTTAGAAATGACCAAGTACGTTGGTCAATCTGCTCATATACTAGGCAATGAAGCATTAGTTAGTGCTACATATTTAACAGAGAAATTACATTTAAGCGGTGAAGCAGCAGGACAGCTTGTAACAATGACAAGACTGACCGGAAGAAGTACAGAAGATACTTTTAAGAATATGGGTAAAGTCTTGACTAATTTTAATAAGACTAATAAAACTGCCTTTAACTTAAAAGATCTAATGGAAGCTGTTGGTTCAGCATCAAAAGCAACCGTTTTAACTCTAGGTAAATCACCAGAAGCTTTACTTAAAGCAGCAGCAGCTGCTAAAAAAGTTGGATTAAGCTTAGGTGATGTAGAAAAAGTAGCTGATTCATTATTAGATTTTGAATCATCAATAGAAAATGAATTACAAGCTCAATTACTTACCGGTAATGCTTTAAATTTAAATAAAGCTAGAGAGATGGCCATGATGGGCGATATGGAAGGTCTAGCTAAAGAAATAGGTAACCAAGAAGCTATTAAAAATGCTTTTGCTACTAAGAATGTTATAGCACAAAAAGCAGCTGCCCAAGCGTTAGGTATGTCAAGAGAAGAACTCGCAAAAATGACATATCAGCAAGAGCTTAATAACATGGGAGCCGAAAAATTTAAAGCTAAGTATGGAGAAGTTGCTTA